CCGTGCAGATCCGGCAGAGCGACAACGCGCGCGACGTCTCGATCAACGCCAACACGATGCAGGCGCAGACGCAACAGGCGGCCATCGGCCTGGGCATCGCCGCGGTCAACAGTTCCGCGGGCGCGGTCACTTCGGTCGCGAACATCCTGCCCAACCTGGCGCCGACTCAGACATACACGTCGGGCGGTCCGATGTCGCTCGGGAACATGAACATCGGCGATCAGGTCGGCCGCGACAACGTGCGCGACGGGTCGAGAGTCGGAGACGACACCCGGATCACCCTTGGACCGATCAACACCGGCACGCAGAACACTGGTGGTGTGATCGGCGCCGGGCAGATTGGCAGCGGCCGGCAGAACTCGGCTGGCCCGTTCACCGACAACAACAACACCGGCCCTCGATGCTCCGGCGAGCTGTGTCAGCAGACCGTTCCGCCGCCGCCTGTTGATCCAGAAGACGAAGGGTGACAGAGCAGCCGCCCCTCAACCCTGAAGCCCGCTGCAGCCGGTGCCAGCACTGGCTGTCAGCAACCTACGCCTGCGCCCTGTCGCCCCCGGGGCGCTGGCTTCCGTTCTGGGGCGATAGCGGCACGCGATGCCGCGAGTACGAAAGGCAAGGAAGCCGACACCATGATCCAGATACCCACGTTGAAGCTGGCCGGCTGGCCGCTTCTGGCGCTGGGCCTGGTCGCTCTGGGCTCGACCGCGTCGACCGCGGTCCTGCTGTACCAGACCGGCCGGCTCGCGCACAAAGCTGAATCCGCGGCAGACGCCCGCGAGTACATCGTCCGCACCGAGCTGGCTGTGGCTGACGCCAACATGCTCCGAACGCACATCGGCCTGTCGGCGCTTGTCACCGGCTGGCTGGCCTCCGACCGCGTCGAGATCATGAAGGGCCTGAACGCTGTGGCAGAGCGTGCGCAGGTCAGAGACGTGCGCTGGCGTGACCGCGACGTCCCGGTACCTGTCTGTGGACCGGGTCAGGAGTTCGTCGACGCGACCAACGAGCTGATCGGGGGTGAGCCGTGATCCGCCGGCTGCTGGCCGACTGCATCGATTCCGCCTTCCGCGAGAACATCCGCGAGACGTGCGCTCGACAGGATGCGTCGCGCCTGTACGCATGGGTGCGCCTGGGCGCCCTGCTGCTGCTGGCGATGGCCCTGGCTGGCTGCGATCGCATGACGCAGACGGTGACGCGCCCCACGCCGCCGCTGGCCGTCATCTGCGACGAGGCCTGCAAGGCGCCGTGTCCGGAAGTGGCCGCGATCCGCTGGCAGCCGCCTGACGTCAACTCTGGCGAGGCTTGGAAGCTGCTGGTGTCCGACGTGGTCGCGAAGCTGGTCGAGTCCGGCGAGCAGTGCGAAGAGCAGCGCGCCGCGTGCAGCCGCTGCATCCAGACGATCGAGCGCAGCGGGCGCGTGTGCGGCACCTTCGAGGCCTGCCAGTGAGCGCGCGCAAGGGCAAGGCGCCAGCCAAGAAGTCGCCGAGCGACGCGCCGAAGAGGGGCCCAGGCCGCCCTCGCAACCCGCCCAAGCCGCCGCCGCCGCCAAAGGAGGAATCCGCGCGTGCTGGCGGCCTGAAGGCTGGCACCGGCCGCGGGCTCTACCGCCCCGAGTTCGTCGCCATCGCTCGAAAGCTGTGCCAGATGGGCGCGATCGACAAGGATCTGGCCGAGGCGTTCGGTGTGTCAGACAGGGCCATCAAGGACTGGCGCGCCGCGCATCCCGACTTCGCCGAGGCCTGCGCGATCGGCAAGGAGGCAGCCGACGACATGGTCGAGCGCGCGCTGTTTCACCGCGCCATCGGCTACGAGCACCCTGCCGAAAAGATCTTCAACAACAACGGCACCGTGGTGCGCGCGGAAACGGTCGAGCACTACCCGCCCGACACCGCGGCCGCCTTCATCTGGCTGAAGAACCGACAGCCGAAGCGGTGGCGCGACAGGCAGGAGATCGAGGTCACCGACCTGACAGCCACGGGCGAGGCTCTGCGCAAGGCGCGCGAGCGGCTGAAGAAGGCACAGGGCAGCAGTGACGCCGGCTGAGCATGCAGCCATGTGCGAGGCGCTGGCCGAATTCGAGTTCGACCCGGTCGGCTTCGTGCATTGGGCCTATCCGTGGGGTGAGCTTGGCACAGCGCTGGAGCATGACGTCGGTCCTGAGCAGTGGCAGATCGATCACCTGAAGCGGATCGGCGGCGAGCTGCTGGCCGGTGGCGACTTGGGCGCCGTGGTCGAGGAAGACACGCCCGCAGGGCACGGCGTCGGCAAGTCCGCCGTCGTGTCTTGGCTGATCCATTGGGCGATCAGCACCCGCGAGAACACCCGCGGCGTGGTCACGGCGAACACCGATACCCAGCTGCGCACGAAGACGTGGGCCGAGCTGGGCAAGTGGCATCAGCTGTTCATAGCTCGAGAACTGTTCACCCTGACCGCGACGGCGATCTACTCGTCCGACCCGGGCATGGACAAGACCTGGCGCATCGATCAGATCCCATGGAGCAAGGAGCGCTCCGAGGCCTTCGCCGGCCTGCACAACAAGGGCAATCGAATCCTTGTGGTCTTCGACGAGGCCTCGGCGATCGATGACAAGATTTGGGAGGTCACCGAAGGCGCGCTCACCGACGAGCGAACCCAGATCATCTGGGCGCGCTACGGCAACCCGACTCGCACATCCGGCGAGTTCTACCGGCGGTGCAACAAGCCGCGCAACAACCACGTCACCCGGATCGACTCGCGCACCGTCCGCTTCACCAACAAGGCGAAGATCGCGGATTGGATCGACGAGTACGGCGAGGACAGCGACTTTGTGCGCGTCCGCGTCCGCGGCATGTTTCCGCGCGCCGGCGCCAGCAACTTCATCAGCGCCGAAATGGTCGAGGTCGCGCGCCGTCGCGTGATTCCCCTCGGCGAGTACCAACTGTGGCCGAAGATCCTGAGCGTAGACCCGGCGCGATTCGGCGACGACTGGACGAAGATCACGCTTCGCCAGGGGTACAAGGTCCACTGGCAGAAGGGCATGCAGGGATTCGACGGGATCGACGTCGCCGGCCGCGTGCGCGAGCTCTGCGAGGCAAACCCGGGCATCAAGTTCCTCGTATACGACGCCAACGGCAACGGCGCGGATCTGGATTCGGCGCTGCGTCGCATGTCCGGCCTTCCCGAGCTGGTGCCGGTCATGTGGGGCGTCCCTGCGAAGGACAGCAAGCAGTATTTCAACCAGCGCGCCGAGTGCTGGGGTCGCATGCGCGAGTGGCTGAAGTACGCGGACATCCCTGACGACGACGAACTGGCCAACGAGCTCACAAGCCTCGACTACGGGTATGACTCGCAATTCCGTATCCAGCTGCAGAGCAAGCGCGACATTAAGCGGAATGGCGGCAAGAGCCCAGACGGAGCCGACTCGCTGGCCCTGTCTTTCGTGATCGACACGCTCGACATGAAGGCCACCAGCGTCAAGGCGCGGCCGGTGCAGCCGCGCAGGATTGTCTAAGGGAAGGAACCCATGGCAGGCAACGGATACGGGCTGATCGCAGTCCTGAACAACCAGCAGCTGGACGAGCGCAATGCCGCGATCCAGCAGCAGCGCAGCGGGATGATGCCGTCTTCAGACCCCTATGCCGGGCTGGCGGACCGATTCAGCAGCTACGTCCGGACGTGCTTTCAGCAGGCGAAGGACGCGCGCAACCACATCGAGCTGCAGATGCTCGAAGACCTGCGCCAGCGAGAAGGCATCTACCCGCACGACAAGCTGCATGAGATCCGGAAGCAGGGCGGCTCCGAGATCTTCATGATGCTGACCAACAACAAGTGCCGCGCGGCCGAGGCGTGGATTCGCGACGTCATCTTTCAGCCAGGAGAGCGGCCTTACTACGGCAAGCGCACTCCCGTGGTCGAGCTGCCGCCGGAGCTGATGGATCAGCTGGCGAAGATGGTCGTAGGCGAGGCGCAGGATGCCATTGCCTCCGGGCTGGTCGTCACTGAGCGCGAGGTGTTTGAGCGCGCCCAGGCTGTAGCGCGAGAGACGAAGACGCGGATGGAGCAGGAGGCCGATCGCCGCGCCAAGCTGATGGAAGACGCGATCGATGACAAGTTCCTCGAAGGCGGCTTCTATGACGCATTGGAGTGCATGATCCCCGACCTGGTCGCGTTGCCCTGCGGCGTGCTCAAGGGCCCGGTGATCCGCAACAAGCGAAAGCTGAAGTGGGCGAAAGACCCTCGCACGGGCAAGAGCACCCCGCAGGCCATCGACGAGCTGACGCCCTGCTACTACGCGCCGAGCCCGCTGGATATGTACCCGAGCCCCGACAGCCGCGGGCCGGATGATGGATACCTGATCGAGCGCATCCCGGTTCGCCGCCGCGCGCTCTACGCGATGATCGGTGTGCCGGGCTACAAGGAAGAGGCGATCAGGGCGGCCCTGAGCGAGTACCAGAAGGGCCACACGCTCGAAGTCGGCTTCGATCAGCAGCGCCGCGAGATCGAGGGCGCGCGCAACTGGCAGCTTGCGCCAGACAAGGCCATCGACGTGCTGGAGTTCCACGGCAGCGTACCGGGCGAGCTTCTGATCGAGTGGGGCATGGAGCCCGAGCGTGTGCCGGACCCGGATGCGGACTATGAGGTCACCGCTTGGCTTGTCGGCCGCTTCGTCGTGCGCTGCGTGCTCAACGAGGATCCGCTGCGCCGCCGACCGTACATGATCGCGAGCTACGACAAGATCAACGGCAGCTTCTGGGGCCGCGGCGTGCCGCGCCTGATCCGCGACAGCCAGGACACCTGCAATGCCGCAGCCCGGTCGCTGATCAACAACATGGCCTTCGCCTCTGGGCCCATGTACGAGGCCGAGATGGATCGGCTCGCCGACGGCGAAGACCCGACCGTTATCTATCCGTGGCGAGCGTTCCAGACCAAGGCCAGCGGCACGACACCGGCGCCGGCGATCCGCTTCTTCGTGGTTCCGAGCATCGCGAACGAGCTGATGCAGGTCTACCAGTTCTTCAGCCAGCTGGCAGACGCCTACAGCGGCGTGCAGAGCTTCGAGCACGGCCAGAACCAGAC